ACCAAAGTGGATTCAACAAGGTATTGTACCAGGTGGCTGGAATAAGGGTAGTATAGAATTAGAAAATGGATCAAAAATTCTAGCATCAGCAACGTCTTCATCAGCCGTTCGTGGTGGATCTTTCAACCTAATATATCTTGATGAGTTTGCGTTTGTTCAACCAAATTTACAAGAAGAGTTTTTTGCTTCTGTTTATCCTACAATTTCATCAGGTGAAACATCTAAGGTAATGATTACCTCAACTCCAAATGGTATGGAATTGTTTTACAAAATTTGGACTGATGCTGAAAATGGTAGAAATAGTTATAAGCCAATAGCAGTAAACTGGTGGGAGGTACCTGGTAGAAATGAAGCTTGGAAACAAGAAACTATCAACAACACATCCCCAGAACAATTTAGACAAGAACATGAGTGTGAGTTTCTTGGCTCTTCAAACACTTTAATTGGTGGTGGAACATTACGTAGAATGACTTTCTTACCACCGTTAGAAGAACATGGTGACTTGAAGATTTATAAGCTTCCTCAAAAAGACCGTATCTATGCTATGTCTGTAGATACATCCAGAGGTACAGGAGCAGACTATTCAGCATTTTCAGTTGTAGATGTTACTCAGTTTCCATATGAAATTGTTGCTACTTATAGAAACAATAAGATATCGCATTTATTATATCCAACTACTATTGACAATGTTGCTAGGAAATATAACAATGCCTACATTTTAGTTGAAACTAATGACAATGGCCAGCAAGTTGCAGATTCATTAAATTATGATTTAGAGAATGAAAATGTTCTAAAAACTGCTCAGTCAAAATCAGGCCAGGTGTTAACAAGTGGTTTCAATGCAATTGGTTCAAAGTTTGGTATCAAAACATCCAAACAAGTCAAGGCTATAGGTTGTGGTACATTAAAGATGTTGATTGAAGAAAATAAACTGCTAAACTACGATTATGACATCTTGCACGAGATGACAACTTTTATAAGTAAAGGTACATCCTATGAGGCTGAGTATGGCAAGAATGATGACTTAGTGATGTCACTAGTTCTCTTTGCTTGGATGTCAACGCAAAATTTCTTTAAAGAGCTAACTAGTGTTGATATTCGCCAGCATTTACTCAATGGAATTCCACAGGCTGCTGATGATGACCTCCTCCCATTTGGTATTGTAAACGATGGAAGATACGAACTTAAAGACGAATCAGTCGTTAAATATACGTCAAATTTTGATAAAATGTTGGCGTCTTAAAACATGAACCCAGGGAATTTATAAATAATTTCAGCAAGCTTTAATCAATAGATTTGTCTACGAGGAGAATCGCAATGCCATTCCAAGTTAGCCCAGGCGTAAACGTAAGCGAAATCGACTTGACAACAGTAGTTCCTGCCGTATCTTCTACAGAAGGTGGTATTGCAGGTGCTTTCCGCTGGGGTCCAGTAAACGAACGCGTAAATCTTTCTTCAGAAGTTGAACTAGTAAAGGAGTTTGGCAAGCCAAGCGATGATAACTTTGAGACTTTCCATACTGCATCTTCATTCCTAGCATATGGCAACCAGCTATATGTTGTCCGTGCTGCTGACGCAAATGCATTTAATGCATATGCAAATACAACAGCTGCTACAGATTTACAGGTTCAAAATCTAGATGATTACCTAACAAAGACAACAGGTGCTGCACAAGGTGCAATCTACCGCGCCAAGTATCCTGGTTCACTAGGTAACTCATTAAAGGTTTCCATTTGCGATTCTGCAAATGCTTATCAGTCAAATTTAATGTCCTCTGTTAACAATAGCAACAACACAATTACATTTGCAGTTGCAGTTGGTGCAAATACAGGCACATTAACAGTAACACAAGCATCACAAAACGTAACTGCAATTACTGTATCAGCTGGTGGTTCTGGTTACAATAATACAGACGTTATTGTTCTATCAAACGGTGCTTCAAACACAGGTAACTGCACAATCACAACCAACTCAACCGGTGGTATTACAGCAGTAACAGTTGTTGGTGGTGGCCAGTTCCCAAATACATCAGTCATTGTTGTCCAGGTTGCTAACTCAACAGCCGGCGCCAACTCAACAAATGGTAACACATCGGCTGGTGCAAGTGCTACATTCAGTGTTACACTTGGATCAACAGCTGCTGCTAACTCACTAGCAAATACAGAACTAAACACACAGGTAGACCTTCTAACAGTAGGTGATCGCCTGAAGATTGGTTCTCAGTTCATAAAGATTACAGCAATTGGTGCTACATCAGGTGTTTCAAATGGTGTTGTTAGATCAACATTGAGCTTAGCAGATCTATATACAGGCTCAACTGCAGTATCTAAGTCAACAAATGCAACATCAACAGAAGCAGTAACACGTTTCTGGGAATTCTTTGATGTAACTGATTCAGCTCCAGGAACATCAGCATTTGTTGCAGAGCGTGGGGGTTCATCGGATGAACTACACGTTGTAGTAGCAGATGAAGATGGTTTAGTTACTGGTGTTAAGAATACAGTAATAGAAAAATTTGAAAGAGTATCAAGAGCAACAGACGCCAAGAAAGAAGGCGCCACAATCTATTATAAGGACGTTATTAATAACAGTTCAGAATGGCTTTGGTGGTTTAAGGACAATGGCTCAGCTACTTCAAACACAGCCGTCAATATGTCCTCATCAGACGTCAACGCTAAGCCAACAACAAAATCATTTGCCGGTGGTGCTGATGGCGGTGGTGAAGCAAACATTGCCTTCTCATATCTAGCAACTGCATACGATGAGTTTTCTTCAGCAGAAGAAGTAGATATTTCTCTAATTCTAACAGGTAAGGCAAGAGGCGGCACATATGGTGAACAACTAGCCAACTACCTAATTGACAATGTTGCAGAAGTTCGAAAGGACTGCGTAGTGTTTGTATCTCCAGAGAGAGGCGACACTGTAGGTGTAACAACAGGTCAAGCAGACAATATTGTAGAGTTTAGAAATGCTCTAAGATCTTCATCTTACGGTGTTCTTGATTCTGGCTACAAGTATACATATGATCGTTACAACGATGTATACCGCTTTGTACCACTTAATGGTGATACAGCTGGTCTGTGTGTAAGAACAGACAATATTCGCGACCCATGGTTCTCACCAGCTGGCTTCAATAGAGGTCAAATTAAGAATATTGTTAAGTTGGCATACAATCCAGACAAGCCAGACAGAGATACATTGTACAAGGCAGGCGTCAACCCAGTAACAACATTCCCTGGTCAAGGCACTGTATTGTTTGGTGATAAAACTTTACTAGCTAAGCCATCAGCATTTGACAGAATTAATGTTCGCAGGTTGTTCATTGTTCTAGAGAAAGCAATTGCTACAGCTGCTAAGTTTACGCTATTCGAGTTCAATGATGATTTCACAAGAGCTCAGTTCCGTAACTTGGTAGAGCCATTTCTACGTGAAGTTCAAGGCCGACGTGGTATCTATGACTTTAAGGTAGTCTGCGATACAACAAATAATACGCCTGAAGTAATTGATAGCAATCAGTTTATTGGGGATATCTTTATCAAACCTGCTCGCTCAATTAACTTCATCCAGCTAAACTTCGTAGCAGTACGCACTGGTGTCGAGTTCAGCGAAGTTGTTGGTCAGTTCTAATTGATAAGGAGAGACGTAAATGGCATTCAATATTAACGAAATTAAGAGTCAGCTAGCACTTGGTGGTGCTCGCCCATCACTCTTCCAAGTTAGACTAAGCAATCCAGCGACAACAGAAGCAGACTCAGTTGCACCTTTTATGATAAAAGCAACTCAGATTCCAGCTTCTACAATCTCGCCAATTGAAGTCTTCTACTTTGGTAGACCAATTAAATTGGCTGGCCAAAGAATCTTTGATAACTGGCAGGTAACAGTTATCAATGATGAAGACTTCAAGGTCAGAAAGGCGCTTGAAACTTGGTCATATAACATCAACTCATATTCTGGTAACCTAAGAGAGTTCCCAACATCAGCTCCATCTGAGTATAAGGCTCGTGCAGAAGTTATCCAGTATAGTAAGGTTGGTGAAGAACTACGCACATATGTTTTCGAAGGTATTTTTCCACTAGCAATTGGTCCAATTGAGCTATCATGGGAAAATGGTAATGCTATCGAAGAATTTCAGTGTGAGTTTGCTCTAGATTACTGGACAGTCCCAGAAGACGGTCAAGAGTAATAAGGGACAGTGAGGGCCGCTAAATATAAGCGGCCCTACTACTCTTATCTAGAGGTTATATAATATGGAATTATTTGGCTTTACAATTAAACGAAAGGAAGAAGAGTTACCAAATGCTGTGGCTG